GGTCTCTTCGATCTGGAACGCCACGCGGGCGGTCAGAACGATGATATACACCCGAGCCGTAATGTCTTTGTCGAACTCCATCGACACCTGCCGCTGGATGCCGAAGATCAGGTTCAGCGGGTCGCAGAACAGGCCCTGGTCCTCGGGCATGAGCGCCACCGGGATGACGGGCGAGCCGTAGGCATAGACGGGGCTGTTGCCCGTGGTCATCTGGTCGCCCAGAGCGCCCGTGCGGTCCGCGAGGGTGTCGCGGTATTCCGTCTCCTGGTTCACCGAGACGAAGTGGTTCAGCGCCGGCTTGTTGCGCTGGTACTGGCTCGGCATCGTCTTCAGGCCGTTCTTGAAGATGGCCTTGTTGATGGTCGAGCCGCCCGCGTCGTAGACGTTGCCGTCCGTCTCCGCGAGGTGCAGCCAGCCGTCGAACTGGCTGAGATAAGCCGTATCGTCGGGGTCGGCGGGGTTGTTGTACGTCGAGGCGGCGAGCAGGCCCAGCTCCTCCATGTCGAGCGCGGCGCGTTCGGCGATCAGGTCGATGATCGTCTGGCGCAGGCCGGCAGGACCGGTGTTCGGCAGCTCGTTGTTCGCGACCGTCGCGCGCTCGATGTTGTCTTCCATCACGTCGTACGGGATGTTGACCTGAGCGATCTGCTCTTTGGTCTGCAGCTCGATCTGCGACGTGGTGGGCTTGGCGCGTCCGCCGAGGCCGCCGTTGACTTGCGGGTTCTCGGGCAGGGCGGTGCCGGACGTGGCGGCGCGCAGGATGCGAGAGCCGAAGCCGATCTTGTTGATCTTGCGGATCGGGGCGTTCATCTCGACCACGCGGCAGAGACGGATAAGCGTCGGCTGCTTGATGAGCTTGCGGATGAAGGCCGCGCCCTGCTCGGGATTGAGCAAGCCGCCGTTGGTCTGAAGGTCCGCGATGGCGAGATCGGCCTTGCGGAGTAGGCTGTTGTTCGAGGACATGGTTTTGGGTCTCCGTTTACCTGTTTCGCTCTCCGCTCACGCGGCCCCTCGGCGCGAATAGCCGGTGTCAAGAAGCGGGGGTGCATAGTCGCCGTTGTCAGATTTACGGGTCTGACGGACGACGTCTCCACCCGCTTCGTTGAACACGGTGCCGTTCAGCGCCGCGTCCGTCTTCTTGGCCATCGTCGCTACTTCCTCGACACGCGAGGAGACGGCGGCGAAGTCCTTCTTGACGCCCGCAAGCCCGCTCTCGACCGCCTTGGAGAGGGCGGCGATGGCCTGCATGACGCCAGCGTCAGACTTGAGGGTCTGCGCATCACGCTGTGCCGCCCCAGCGCCGGACTGTCCGTCCGGGAGCTGCTGCTGGCGGAGCTTGTCGGGATCGAGGGCGTCACCTTCGTTCTTCCGCGCATTGATCACCTTGTCGGGGATGCCGGCGTGGTCGAGCGTCTGGCCCTTCGGCTTGCCGACGTTCTGCGTGGTGTTCGTCAGCTCGTCGTCGGAGACCTGGTCGCGCGTATCGACCGCCTGGGCCGCGCCTTCGCCGGCAGCGCCCTCCGCGCCGTTGATGCTCTGGTCGGTCGTGACGTTGATCGTCATCGACTTCAGCAGCCCCTGGCCGGTCTTCAGGAACGCCTCCAGCTTGGCGACGCTTGCCTTCAGGGCGTCGGGCAGGCCCGAGCTGTCGCCCGAGACGCGACCGCCCGGAGCGGCGTCAACGTGCTGCGCGCTGGCGTCGTCGGCGGTGGCCGAGGGGTTCGTGCCCGTGCCCTGACCCAGCTCGAAGCCGTCGCCGGTGCCGTTCTCCAGCTTCTGCGTGGCGCGGCGCGTGTTGGTGCGATCGCCGAGGCCGTCGCCGGTCTCCTGGTTCGAACCTGCGCTGCCGTTGGCGTTCCCGGTGCCGGCCTTCAGGGCGCGCTCCATCTTGAGGGCCTGGGTCGGCAGGCTCCGCGCCACCTGCTCGACATAGGAGCCGAAGCCAGTGGCGGCCTTGGACACCGCCGACGCGAAGTCGGCAGGCGTTTCGGCCTTCTGCAGCAGGGTGTCCAGCTCGCTCTTGAACATCGTGACGGCGGTGCCGATCGAAGAGACGTGCCGGTCGCTCGCATATGCGGAGCCGCCGAGATCGAAATTCAAGAGGGACTTGCGGAGGTGGCCGACGACGAGCGCCGTGGTCTCTCCTGTCTTGAGCAGGATGGCGTCCGCCGTGTCCGCGTCCTTGGCGAGCAGCGTGGTGACGCCCGCATCTTCCGTCTTGGACAGCGCCGTGACTTCGATGCCTTCGGCCTTGAGCATCGCCGTGATGCCGGCGACGTCCGCCTTCTGCGTGTAGACGATGCCGATCACACGGGGCGCATCGCCCTTCATCAGGAAACGCCGGCCGGCGCTGAACAGGTCCAACATAGGTTCTTCCTCGCTTTTCGTGAGCCGGAACGGGATGCGGTTCGCACCTCGCTTGACCAGCGCGATGAAATCGACGTCCGTGTTGGACAGCTCGGTGGCCTTAATGGATACTCGCGGCACTGAGCACTCCCTCGACGAACGAGAAGCGGTGGCTGTGACCGTTCGTCATCTCGGTGACTGTGCCGCGTTCGATCTTGTGAACGTGGCCGTCCAAGGCTGGGGACGTCTTGCCGCCACGGAAGTTGCCGTCCGCGTCGTACTTGACGAAGAAGGTGTGCGTGTGCCCGGCCGTCTCGGTGGTCTCGCCCTTGAGAATTTCCGGCATCTCGATCTCGAAGATGGTGTCCGTGCGGATGCCCATCCCATCGAGACTGAAGCCGTTCAGTTCTCCCGACTTGACCATTTTCCAGACGGCCTGGTCTGGAACATGCACTCCTATGACCCAAGCTCCCGGAAGGAACGTGTCGTCATTGTCGCGGGCGATGAAGCTCTCGACGATCCTGGAGCCGTTCGGGTTCCGCGAGTGGTTCGTGTCGATATTCGACAACAAGCCCTTCTGCATGAAGTTGTACGCCATCTTCTTGACTTCCATCGGCGTCATGACGTCGCCTTGGCTGTCAGGAAATCCCGGCGCAAACACCTCACCGAAAACGATCTGCTCCTCGTCGTCGAGTTTCTTGATATGGATCGCGCTCTGGTCCAGGTCGGCCTTGAACAGCGCGAGCGCGTCGGCGACCAGGTCGCTCTTCCGCACTCGAACTAACCGGGCCTCTCCGAACACCTCGTGCTCCCCACATCGCCAAACCTGCGACGCGGTTCGGTTTGACGCAATTAATTGCGCACATCAAGCTGAATGCCTGACGTGTTATTGAGGTGGCGTCAAAAGCGAGCCAGATTAGGACAATGCTGCGCACTCCCGAGCGCCCGATGCTTAACCGCGAATCGGGTCGATAGTCTTTTGGATCGCTTCCCGTTACGCCATTGAGGGAAGAAACCTGTGCAGCCAACGTGGTTTGACGCGCTATTTTGGATCGCGACCGCTCTCGAAGACGCATGCCGCGCAAAAGCGCGGCGGTGCAAATGTTGGTTAGGCTGCCACGACAATTTGCCGGAATAGCGCGGAAATCTCATTTGCGGGAAGAGGGCGACCGAAGTAATAGCCCTGCACTTCGGTGCAGCCAAGCAACCGGACGCGTTGTAACTGTTCGGCAGTTTCGACGCCCTCTGCTGTTGTAGCAATGCCGAGTTCGGTGCCTAATCCCGCGACAGCCCTGACAATCGCAGAGCAATCGCGCTTTTCGCCGAAATCTTTGATGAAGCTGCGGTCTATCTTGATCTTATCGAAGGGGAAACTTCGAAGGTAACTCAACGACGAATAACCGGTTCCGAAGTCATCCATTGCGATCCGCACGCCCAATGTGCGCAGATTGTTCAATGTCGCAAGCGTGCTCTCGTTGTTGGTAAGAAGAACTGATTCCGTGATCTCCAGTTCCAGCCGCATTGGGGAAAGTCCACTGACAGCCAGTGCTGACACCACGTGCTGATACAATGATACCCCTTTGAACTGTTTTGAAGACAAATTGACGGCGACGCCAATATGATTCGGCCAAGTTACGGCTTCAAGACAGGCCTGTTGGATCACCCACGCGCCGAGAGGTACAATAATGCCGAT